CCATGCGCGAGGCCATGAGCGAGGGCCGCGAACTCCTCGTCGGCGAGGGCTGGAAACGGGCGACGACTTGGACCGAATTCACCGACTCACAAAAAAATGTCCATATCAGGCCGCCCTCGGATCGACTCCTCGCGATCCTGATCGCCGGTTATTTTCAGGAGTTCAAGCCTGGACGCGGCGACGACGTCCCGGCCGACGCGCTCCTCCCTGAGACCGCCGACCTTACGCAACTGAGCGACGACGAACTCGAAACGCTTGAGCGGATAATCGTCAAGGCTGGCGCGAATGAGCTCGGCGCTCGCGAGGATTAGGGCGGAACGCGCCCGTCGCGGTCTCGGTCTCCACGATTTCATTCGGGACGCTTGGGGATTCGTCGATCCGGTCGAGGGCGTATTCGGTCGCTATACTCGGACCCTTTGTTGGATTCTGGAACAGGTTCTCCGGGGACGAATCCGGCGTCTGATTATCAATGTCCCTCCGGGACACATGAAAAGCCTAACCGTCTCCGTATTCTGGCCGGCGTGGGCGTGGCTCATGCGACCGGAGATTCGGTTCGCGTTTACGTCCTACCGTGGCGACCTCGCCCTCCGCGACGCCGACCGTTCACGCGATCTCATTCGCTCCGAGTTTTATCAAAACCTCCTCCTCGGGCGGCCGAAAAAATGGAACCTCCTCCGCTCGGGTCAGGATACGAAAAGCCGATTCGCGAACAATCTCGGCGGCTATAGATTTTCGGCGGCCGTGGCCGGGATCATGGGCGAGGGCGGCGACATCGTCGTCCTCGACGACCCTCACAATGTCGAACAGGCGGAGAGCGATACCGTCCGGGACGAGACCGTTCGGAAAATCCGGCTCGCCTTGCCGACGAGGGTCCGATCCAAAACCGGCGCGGTCGTGATAATCATGCAACGCTTACACCCGCGAGACCTGACCGGCGTTTTTCTCGACGAGGAGGGCGAACTTTGGACCCATCTATGTCTCCCCGCGAAATTCGAAACGGATCACCCTCACCCTTGCGCGTTCGATTGGCGGCGCTCGCCTGGCGAATTGTTATTCCCCGAACTATTCGATCAAAAGCGTATCGAGGAACTCACGACGGGCCTCACGGAATACGGCGAGGCCGGACAGTTACAGCAACGGCCGCACCCTCGCGAGGGCGGCATGATGAAACGCGACGATTTTCGTTTCTGCGATGCGAGCGAGGTTCCAGCTGGAGGAACGATTGTTCGGGGATGGGACCTCGCCGCAACGGCCGCAACCGATCCGAATGCAAAACACGCCGCCTGGACGGTCGGCTTGCGTCTCCGATACGTTAAGCGCAAAATTTACGTCGAGAACGTGGTTCGTTTTCGCGGTTCGCCTTTTACAGTTCGGACAAAAATGAGAAACACGGCGGACGAGGATGGAAAGGCCGTAATTATCGACTTTCCACAGGACCCCGGTCAGGCGGGAAAGGCTCAAGCCGAGGACATAGCGGCGGACTTTCCCGACCGTCGAGCCTACTATTCGCCGGAGTCCGGCGATAAAACGGTTCGCGCCGAGGCTCCGGCCGCCCAAGTCGAGGCCGGAAATGTCTATCTCGTTCGCGGCGCTTGGAACGGTGTTTTTCTCGACGAGGCTTGCGCCTTTCCGGGGAGTTCATTCGCCGACCAGGTCGACGCATTTTCCCGAGCCTACCATCGCGCCGTGAGGCAACCACGCCGACCTCGCTCGGGATCAGTGAAAGGAGCCGCCTAATGTCTCAGATACTCGCCAATTCGACCGCGCCGTTTCAGGCCGGGATTAGTACGCCGCCGCAATCCGCTCAGGGCGGCTCAAATATTTCCGATCCCCATCCGGATCACGTAGCTCGGCGCTCCGATTGGGTCGTAATGTTCGACACGAACGAGGGCCAGCGTCACATAAAATCGAAAACGACTGAATATCTCCCGGCGACGTCGGGAATGCGAGCGTTATCGAACACGCCGACGACGCTCGACGGCGAGGGTCTCGCGCTTTATACCGCCTATTTGATCCGCGCTTTTTTCCCGGACATCGTCAAGGAAACCGTTCGCGCCCTCACGGGAATCCTTGATCGCGAACCGGCGAACATCGAGCTCCCGGAGGCGCTTGAGGAAATGCGCGAGATCGCCACGCCGAAAGGCGAATCCCTGAACGATCTCCTCGTCCAGATTCACATGGATCAACTCCTATACGGACGCCTCGGCCTCCTCCTCGACGTCGACGCGAATCGCGATCTCCCGCTCCTGGTTAGGTATCCGGCTCCTCAAATCCTGAACTGGGACGATCTCACGATTACGAATGACATCAAACAACAGGACGACGAGAAACGCTCCGAGGCGCTCCGGCGTCTCCTCATGGTCGTCCTCGACGAGACTCGTTTCGAACGTGACACCGGGAACGAATTCACATGGAACCTAGTTCCTCGATACCGGGTTCTCAATCTCGGCGAGAGCGGGTCAGACATTTACACGAGTCAGGTCGAGCGTGACGGGCAACTACAGGAGGCAATTCAGCCAGCGATCCGGGGAAAAACGTCCGAGGAGGTCCCGTTCGTATTCATTAACTCGACCGATCTCGCGACGAAACCGGGCGAGGTCCCGCTGATTAACCTCGCGAATCTCGGGCTCGCTATCTATCGCGGCGAGGCGGATCACCGGTCGGCGCTTTTCATGTCTGGCCAGGACACGCTAGTTATAACGGGATACGACATTTCGAGCGGCTCGGATCAGAATCCCGAGGCCGACGCGAGCCCGATTATCGGCTCGGGCGCTTACCTGAACATTCCGGACCCGGAGGGTGACGCCAAGTTTATCGGCCCGGATTCGATGGCGCTCTCCGAACAAAGGTCCTCGCTGGAGGACGATTACAAGCGAGCCGGGGAGGAGGGAATCAAACTATTGTCCTCCGGCGCTGGCGCGGAGGCCGCCGAGACTTTGAGAATTCGGGTCGCCGGCCGAACCGCGACTCTCCAGACTATCGCTATGACCTCGGCCGCCGGGCTGGAGACGGCGCTCAGGCGAGCGGCGGAGTGGGTCGGCGCTGATCCCGAGGAGGTCAAGGTCGAGCCGAATCTCGATTTCATAACCGAGGATCAGGACCCGGCCGATCTCGTTCAGTTCGCCACGGCGAAAAAATCGAAAGTCCCGCTCTCATGGAAGTCGATCCATAATTGGCTCAGACAAAAGGATTTCACGGAACTGACTTTCGAGGAGGAACTTGAGGCGATCGAGGAGGAAAATGACATGGACGCATTCGACACGGGCGGCGACGCTTTACTCGGTGAGGATGGCGAGCCGATTCCCGGCGGAACCGACTTGAATAATCCGGCGATGGTCGCGCAACGCGAGGCGGCAATGGCGGCGGCCGAGGGCGGTTCGCCAGCGGATCAGGACGCCGAGGTCGAGCCTGGATCCAGGGACGAGTCCGAATAAATGCCTCCGGCAAATGACGACATTCGGGACGCCTTGATAGCTCACCAGATCGACCTGTTACGTTTCTCGAAAGGACTCGCCGGGCGAATAAACGCGCTCCTCAATCGCGCCGAGCCGGAACTCCGGCTCCTACTCAAAGCGCGGTTAGATAAAATCGCCGTCCTCGGTTACGACCCCGGCCCGGTCACGACGAGGCGAATGGTAAAAACCTCGAAATTGATCGCGGAGATCAATCGACCGACGTTCAAGGATATAAACGAACTCGTCCGAAAGGAACTCGTCGCGCTCTCAATCGGGGAAACTCAGTTCGTCGCTGGCCTCGTGTCGTCCGCGCTCCCGGTCGCTTTCGCGGGCGCGTTACCATCGCCGAAACAATTACGCGGAATCGTGTTCGCCCGGCCATTCGAAAATCGCATCCTCCGGGATTGGCTCCGGACTTTCGAACTCGGCGACCGGCGTCGCATGATGGACGAAATTCGCCAGGGCCTCGTTTTCGGCGAGACGCCGACTCAGATCGGCCGGAGGATATTCGGGACGACGGCCCTCGGCGGCGTCCACGGGACGCGAGAGATCACCCGGCGCGGCGCTCAGACCCTCGCTCAAACCGCGATGTCCGCCGTCTCTAATGCCTCCCGTCAGGAATTCTATAAACGGAACCCGGCGATAAAGTCGGAACAATACGTCGCGACGCTGGATTCGCGGACGACTCCGATCTGTCAATCGCTCGATGGCGACGTTTTCCCGAAAGGCGAGGGGCCGATTCCGCCGTTACATATGAATTGCCGGAGTATCCGTGTCCCGGTGATCGACGGCCGTAAACTCGGCAAGCGCCCGGCCGTGGCCGCGACCGAAAAGGAGCTCGCCGGGCTCCGAGGCCCGGCTCGACGCCGGGCGGTCGAGAAACTCGTCGGGCGCGTTCCGGCGGAGACGACTTATCAGCAATGGTTAAAACGACAAAAAACGAGTTTTCAAAATGAGGTCCTCGGGCCGACCAGGGGAAAATTATTTCGCGCTGGCGAGATTGATCTCAAGGGGTTCGTCGACAATTCTGGAAAGCGATTCACGCTCCGAGAACTTTACGATCAGGACCCCGGCGCATTCCAGCGAGCCAATGTCGACTCCCCGCGACTCGCGACCGCTCCGAAACCGAAACTCTGATCCTCGTGACTTGATTTAATTCTCGCGTTATGATCGGCGCGTCCTGTGAGGGGAGCGACCCGATGACTTTGCAAGCCACGTATTCAGACAAGGCGAAAATTCCCGAGGCTTTAGCCGATCACTACGTCGAAACTGACGGCGTTTTCGCGCTCGATGTCGACGGAATGAAAACTCAAAAGGATTTTGATGATTACGCCTCCGCGCTGAAAAAAAGGCTTACCGACGCCGGTGCTGATTTCGCGAGGAAACAAGGAACCGGCCTAAGTCGTGACGACGTTTTGGAAGTCGTCGAGGGCGCTCTCAAAAAATTCGTCGCGCCTGGCAAACCGCCGGGCAAGGGGAAAGGGGACGACGGTGAGGGCGATCAGAGTGGAGACGTCTCCGCACGTTTACACGATGTCGAGCGGAACCTAGCCGCCGTCCAAAAGGAACTCACGACCACGAAAAAAGAGCGCGACGAGGCGCTCGGCAAGTCAAGAAATACAACAATTCGAAATCAACTGACTCAGGCCGCGAACGCCGCCGGCGCGACGCCGGAGGGCGTGACGAATCTCGTCACCCTCGTCGAACCTGATTTCGAGGTCACTCAGGACGGTTCAGTCGTGACGAAATTGGAGGCCGGGAACGGGGTGAGCCCGAACCAAAAGCCCGAGGATTTTTTCGCCACGATAGCGCGTGACAAGGCGTTCCGGATGTTCTGGCCGAAATCGGTCGGAGCCGGAGCCGACGGCGACGGGGCGGGAGGCCCCGGCGCTGGCGGCGATCTCGGGAAAGGAAATCCCTGGTCTAAGGCCGG